CATCATCATCATCATCATCATCATAGAATAGTAGATCCAACTTGTTCCGAAGGATCTAACGGATCACACGGATCGGAAGGATCACACGGATCGGAAGGATCGCACGGATCCAGTTGTTCAGATCAACCTCACAGACCACAAGGAACCTGCGGTTCGAAAAATTACGAGCCAAAGAAGGATAATAAATTACCACCGGAAAAAGATGTCGAATACGTCGACAGTTTAAATAATTTTAATTTTAGGTTGTCCTAGTTGACCGCGTTGTTTTTCCAATGGTGACAATAATGTGTCGATTTGTTCTGTGAATCGTAATAATTCAACAGGTTCGACTAATGGAATTTTTGGGTGAGATTCCCATCGATATCGATTACCATAATATTCAAAATCGAAATCAATCGGATAATAATGAATCAATGGGGAACAATCTGATAACATGTAGGTTCGGTACGCAATTGGAAGCAATTCAGCACTCTGTGGTGGTAATATCATCATCAGTTGATGATACGGTTTCATCGGATCTCGTGGATTAATCACGAACGGTGGTGGATGGTTAGTTTTAAGATATTGTAGAAGGTCGGTCAAAACGGGTGTTGCTTCGTGATGATAAAACCATTGCCAATCATCACATTGTTTAAAATAGTATTGTACATTCCAAGATAACGCTTCTAGATAATCGTAGCAAACTCGATTAATTTGTGTTTGACGATGGGTATCGTCGTCGCATTTAATGTGGAAAAAATATTGGTAATATCGATCTTGCCAACCAGAATCGTATGGATTAATGGGATCTTGATATAGATGTTCGATCTTCTGATATTGATCAAGTGCTTCCTCACAGTTTGTAGGGTTACTGGAGTGGTTAAATTTGAGGTGTTTGGCTCGTGTTTGTGCGATGGTTTGAAAATCGTACGATTCACTTAGGGACAATTGTTGAATGAAGGTCAAACAGAAATCGAGATTCAATGTCGAATCCAGACCCAGACTTCCTTCTACCGCTTGGTAAAAATGACCGTGATTGATTTTAATCGTCGCACGATACGCCGCGATCACTTTTTCAATTCCGTTATTGCGGATTTTGAGAGTCGGAAAAGACGGAAGGAAATCATTACCGAGGAAGAACGACATGACTATATAGTCCTTGATAATCGGCTCTGGATCAGATTGTTGGATCTGCATTTGGTCGTACACATATGACACATCACAATGACCAGATCGAGTCAGGTCTTCGATCCGTTGATCGGTGACCAATAAAGTGACCAAGATCTGTTTAAGTTGACTAACAATAAAATAATTAAGCTGAGGAAATTTATCGGTCATGATATCGACATTATTATTTTTGATCATATTGTTCTCTCGAACAAGGATCACATTATCTCGTTGTGTACACAAGGTTAACATAATTAGATCCGAATCGAGACCATAAATGACACAATTTTTATCAAGTGGTTGTGTTCGAATATATTGTAAAATTTTATGTTCTCCTTCGGCAGGGACTGTTGCATCACTAAAAATAATTTTTAAAGGTGACCGAGATTTGTATTTTTGTATGAATTGATCAATTTTACCTGATAAAATTGACATAAACACTGTGGCTGGACTGATCATATTAAAGTCCTTAGCATCCTTGTTAAGTGCGACTTGGTATGACTGTTTGATCTTGTTGGTTTCGATCGTTTCTTTGACTGACTTATATCGACGAAGGCGTTGTTGTTTCATTTTAGCTACTGGTGCTACCCCATCAATTGCTATATAAATTAATTCGGTCGGCTTGACATACTGTATCAGATATTCTAAATAAATAATAATATTGTCACACATGGTCTCAATCGTCGCTTCAGGATGGCTTCTAGCCACAGGGTGAATTGCACAATTAAAATCGAGATATAAATGATCTACCTTGGGAAAAGGTGGACGGTCAGTGATGATTTGTTTTTCGAAATGACGCACCAACCAACTAAAATAACTAGGTATACCCATTTGAAATAATTATCGATTATTTGTAAATTATCACATCAAATTTAAAATTTTATTATGGATTTTAGATTTGTACAAAGCAAGACCTAAATCTAATGATTTTCTCAATCTCATGATCTCAAGATTTAGGGACTCCTTGTGTGGATATTTTTCGGAACAAATGAGTGCATTGGAGATTGCTCGTACTCCGTCTAGTTGATTAGTATTAGTTACCCAACTATGGTTATGGTGAATTGATGGAGGGATACATAGGTTCTCACTTTTATCAGACACAACCGAATCCATTGATAAATATTGTTAGTTAAAAGTGAATTTAACTAATCAAATTTTTGGGAGACTACAGTCCCCCATACCCCCCAAAAGTCCCGCCGACCAACTAATCGAATGTTAATTATGACTTGTAAGAAATCATTTGACCCTATGACACAAAAACAGCGTCCTGACGATCGTTAATAGACCAACTTTTAAAGTGACCCCTTCGCCCATACTCGCACAATTTCTGTTGGACCAATTCGATGGCTTTTGGGTCATTCTTCTTGTACATGTTTATAAGTTTCCACTCTGTCCCAGACCGATGTCCTCCCTTTGCCATCTCGATTAAGTACAGAACTCTACTAGCAAAATTTTTAATAATTACCACACCACCTGTGGCCACTAGTCGTGTCATCCGATCCATCCAAGTTTCTAAGTCGTTGCCTTCCCAGTTCCAATAAATCGGACATCCGTACTCCATTACCACAGCATAACCGCCACGTATTTGAGCCCTAGTGAATACCGATTGATCCAAAAAACTTCCCACGATATCAGCACCCACATTAGGACTTATATCCAAATAGACCCATCGATCCACAAGAGATTGGTATTTCTGTGGGATAGGGTCGTGTTTTTTACCGTGACATAGAACTAACCCAACAGTGAACATTTGTTGTCTCGATTGAGCACAATTGAGGTGTTGCCAACAATATTGTTGTCCTATTTGAGTTTGTCGAGTACATTGGGGACCTTGCCCATCGATACCCGTATAACATTGACACCTTACCATTATTTGTATTATAAATCTGTAATAGATATATTTATAATACAAATAATGTTCGCCCACATTACATGGTTCCCATTCATATTACATTACACGGTTCCCATTCATATCACATTACACGGTTCCCATTCATATCACATTACACGGTCCCAATCACCCTATATCCCAAATGATCACAAATTAAACCAATGACTCGCTCAAATGTATGTTCAATCATGTAGTCGGATAACAATGGATGTCCATATTTAAGTCGGTACTGAAAATCATTACAAACTCCTTGGGCATCTTTCTTTTGTTCTTCCACAATTGCCATCCAATTGACGTCAATACTGTCTGGGCGGTTCAACATGTGATAGACTTGATCTACTTCATGTAAGACAAGATACTTAATTATCTCAATTTTGGCTAAGAACATCGTTCCCGCAATGAAAGACCATTTATGATTACATGATAGCTCATAAATGTGACAAAGATCAATCAAATGATACTTAAAACGGTTGTACTCATCAACTTGATTGATCGGGTCAAACATGTAAATCCATTTATTGGCACTAATTAACCCAAAATTTTTATTTTTGTCCAAATTCTCGAATTGTAAATCAAATAAACAACGACACAAATCAATACGCCATTGTAGATTCTTTTTGGAATGCACAAAAATGGCATATTTATAATCAATGCCACTACGAATTACCTCCTTCGACAAGATCAGAAAACCACCAATATCGCCTCCTCTGTTCTCATTATAAACGCATTTGACATGTGGATTTTTGATGTGTTCAAGTTGTTCGGTCACATATTGACGTAGACTAAGAGCTCCATGATATGGGTTATTTTCCTCGGCAATATTGAAGTAGATGTCAAAATTACCGCACACATATGTTTGATTTAAACGATTAATATAACTAGTAAAAAAACGTATCATGGTGGCATCAAAGATGTGTATCATCAAGGCAATTTTGAATTTCAAATCAATTCCTTCTAACACAGGCGAGTGGGTCAATTTAAATTTTTCATTAGTGTTCAGTTTAACTTGATGTTCCTGACCACTCAGTGATTTGACCCAACGGTTTTCATAACAACCGTATGTAACCCAGTGTCGATGACACTTGTCTAGCGTATTAACTCCTGCTTTAATTAGATCGGGATTACGTGTGAGGTAATACTCCCAATCGAACTCCTTCTTGGTGATATATAAATCAGTACTCATACATATATACATGCAAAATACGTATCTTCATATATAGATTTCCTACGACAATGGAGTTAAAATTTATGTATACGTACATGTATATATATACATAAATGTGTTTCAAGAAGGAAATTGACCTCAAAAATGGTATTTTATATTCGATCGTCAAACCGCAGTTAAGACCGTTCGATCCGATTTTCTTCAAAGGTGGGGAATTGGTCTCCAATTCCATTCGTACACTACAACAAATGGGTAATAAGATACCACATAGTGGTGATTTTACCCATGTAGGAATTGTCGTGACATCAGAGATCCTAGATGATGTACATGTTTTGCCCGGTAAAACCTACATTTGGGAATCAATTTTGGGTGGTGTCTTAGGGCATGGTATAACAAATATTCAAGGGAAAACCTTTATTGGTGTACAATTAAGAGATTTTGACCAATTAATCATCAATTACGATCAGCCTAATTCAACTAGGATTGCATGTGGTCATCTGCTACGCAACCCACTCGACTATGAACCACACGACCAGATCAAACAGCGGTTCACCGATTTTTTCCGTAAATACGATGGGGCTATCTATGACTTTAATTTCTATAGTTTGTTAAGTTCTTTGTTTCGTTGTTTACGGCCGTGTCGTGAACCGATTGAAGAGATTTGCCGAACAGAAAAATGGATTTTTTGTAGTGAATTGGTGGCTTTAGCCTATAAACACTTTGGAGTTTACCCTTCGACGATCAACGAGAAAAACGTGGTTCCACGTGATATTGCCTTTCCAGAAGCCGACCATGATCTCATGCCAAAGGTCATTGGTGAACTGACTTATATTATCACACCATTGCATGCGGAAGCAAGTCCATCGTAGATCGAGTTGGCATTCTAGTTTATGTGTCTGGTTTTACAAGCATGTGCACGTTGCATAAGTTCAGTAATGATAGAGTTCCATCGTTTAAGTAAATATTTCAACTGTTTATTACAATTGAGATCCAATAATTGTTTCTCTGTACACCATCGAACCTCACTGACTTCTTTGGTGTCAATTGGATGGAGTGATAATTGGTCAATGTGGTCAATTGAAATCAAATAATAAATACATTTAAGAATCTTTTTAGATACTGATGTGTGCGATAGATCAATGTGCAGTGATGTTTCCTCATAAATTTCTCTTGTTGCCGTCTCGTAAAACTCTTCACCCAATTCTATATGACCCTTGGGTAATGACCATTTTTCAGCACCCTTGACCACTAATACTTTATTATCCTTTTGACTGTAAATAATCCCCCCAGCACACACGACATTTGATTTGGTTGTATTTTTGAGACGTAGTTGAATGTTGGTGACAATCTTCGCTAAATTGGTATCTTGGTCACTCATGATTGATCTAATTACTTGTAGTCAATCATTTTTAAGTATTCAAATTTGATCGATAATATATATTGTAATATAATATAATATAAGTATCAATGGAGATGCCAAATACCTTATCGAGACAGATACCAAGTACCTTGTCGAGTGAGTATTTGTCGAATCTAAATGACATGATAGTCGATCAAATTATTCAACTACATTTAAAATGCACTCATTATAAGGTCAATACTAATAAAATTTATAACCAGAAAACTGGTCGATGTGTCGATATTAGTGGTAAAATAGGACAATCAATTATTAGTCATCTAGTCACACAAGCAAATACTTCTAAACTACCAAATTTAACAGTTCAACCTGTTCCCACGAAGGTTCAACCTGTTCCCACGAAGGTTTAACCAACACCAATCCCAACTGAAATTCAGGTATCCTATGTAATACCTACCGTCGTCAACATTAAAGTTAAGTATCTAAGATCCCGAGGATTCAATGATTTTGAGGACTGGCAATCAAATCCTAATTCTCTCTACATTGGACGTAACATGAATTTCTATGTTCATGGTGCGAACAAGTCAATTTGGGCTAATCCATTCAAATTGACAAAAAATCATGATAATCTAGAAGAAGTTTTACAAAAATATGAACAAATGATTCGTACTACCCCTCTTCTGTATGATTCACTTTACCGACTAAGTGGTAAAGAATTGGGTTGTTGGTGTCATCCCAGTCCATGTCATGGAAATGTGTTGATCAAACTATTCGCAGAAAAATATTTGTGATTATATTAAAATTTCGTCTACGGATATGATCATATCCGCAATTCTAAATCTGCCAAGGAAATGGTATCATTTCGGAATACTCTAAATTTATTTATTTTTGATCGAATCAAATAGCCCAATAATCACACGATCTTTACGTTTATCGTCAGACAAATCCAAAATATGTTTCTGAATTTCTCCAATATCGTAGTCATCAAAAATAACGTCATTATTATCAAGGTTAGTCGAGATAACATGATGACATAACTGCAAGTAACAATTTCTTAAATTTTCGATCATCACCGTTTTAACGTAGGTTGCATTGTCATCGAGAACTAGATTAGTGGGGGTCTTATAGTATATTTTCTTCGTCTTTATATCAACAATTTCAATTGGGTAGTCAGATGAGTCTCGATCTTCGAAATAAATCTTGTATAATAGGTTGATTCCCCCACTAATCTTGCCTTGGATACATGATCGAATGAATCGATATGCGCTCTCTTGGTCGCCAAATTTTTCAGTCAAACAATCAAGATAACTTTCTTTGATGATGTACCGAACATTGGATTTATGTGTCGGATCAGCCTTTGTCGAGATTATTTTTTTGCAAATAGGTTTCTTATTCTCCTCCCTAGATTTGTAAATAACAGGAAGTTCATCGTCATTCTGAATGACCAATTTCTCATGACACTTACCACTGGTTAAGTGCCGTTCCAAATTACTGGAAGTCGTAAATTTCTTCGAACATGTGGCCGAATTGTGTTGAACAACAGGTTGAATGGTTGGTTGAACAACAGGTTGAATGGTTGGTTGAACAACAGGTTGAATGGTTGATTGAACGACAGGTTGAATGGTTGGTTGAAC